CGTGCAGCTATAGAGCAGGAAGTTACGCCGGAGACCTTGTCCAAATTCATCATACCAGAAGTAACTATAATCATAGGGCCGGCGAAACCAACTCCTCCTCTCTTTAATCAGGTGACACCACCCCAACCGGCGGTAACCTGCCAATCCGTGATTATTGACATCGGAAAGGCAGAGACTACCCCTAGCGTCGCAGCATTGGACGCGCCCAGTACTTCCCAAGCCTCATACGTTGGGAAGCCTTTTCAACAGGCTAATGGTAGTGTCATACATGTGGCACGACATTCGGCCTTGGGAGAACAAGTACCTACTTCCGCAAATAAGGGTGTGGTAGCAGCCACACAGATTCCCGCCACTGCTAGTAGTGTTCCGGCGTCCGTCGCGCCGAACTCTGCAGGTAGTGGCGATGCCCAGTCAGTAAGTCACAGTGCGTTGACCTCTGAGAAACCAATTGACTGGTTGGCACCCGAGAATTTTGACAAGCTAATGTGTCGAGCTGCCGCTGTGAAAGGGGGCCGACAACAATGTGCTAAACACATTGGATGGACAGTACGTAACCGTATGTTGCCCGCAGGCAAGAAAGGGGAGCGCGAGCTTCTTTTACAGAAGATACGCGAGCTCATTCCCAAAGATATGCGTGCGGACCATCGTAGGGTGATCATTCCAATGGCCCTTGCATTCTGCTATATTCCCAGCCCGGCCGAGCGTAAAGCCCGTAGGGTTGAGAATAGTGTAGGGGCTTACGTAGCTCGTCGGGATATGGCCGTTCCGGTATATGTCCCAATCTCGTTTTCCTTGACAAAACCGCGCACCTGGTTGTCCGCATGGGACCGGGTCGACGTGGTGGAGTCAAACTAAATAGTCTCAGTCGCTTGCGAGGCTACACAGAACGCACTATCTGTGCAGCCTCCGATGTTGATCGGTGCTTGCGCATACGATCTGGGACTGGTAGGAAGGTGCGTCATGTGTGTGCGCTGAGGTTTAATGGTGTATCCGCACACACTGACTATGTCATTCCCGAACACACCATAGTGAATGGAGTAACTGCCCTAATGGAACGTGTTTACTACCATGAGGTCGACGGCCGCCTCGAAGAGCCATATAGACCACCAGAGAGAGTGGTGTTTGCCACGTTACAGCGAGTCACTCGCATGTTTCAGGTGCACTGCTTCACGACCACCCCGGAGTCACTACTCACTTATCCTGAGCATACATATCGAGGTCGTAAGTTGCAGGTGTACCAAGCTGCCCGTGATAAGCTTGTTGCACGTGGACCGCGGGACCAAGATGCCTATCTCCATACGTTTGTTAAGTATGAGAAGATCAAGGTCAAGTATAAGGTATTGAACGGTGTTACAGTCAGGAAACGCACCGTTGCTAGAGTAATCCAACCGCGGCGTCCGGAATATAACCTCCGTATAGGGGTTTTTGTCCACCAATTAGAGTTTCCAATATATCGCATACTTCGATGGATATCAGGCGATTTTGCCGAGGTGGTGATGAAGGGGTTGAATGCCGAGGAAGTTGCAGCTAATATGCTGGTCGGTTGGGAACGCCGAGACCAGCCAGTTGCTATCGGCATCGATTGCGTTCGATATGATCAGCATGTCTCTGCGGCCATGCTATCATGGGAGCATAAGATCTACGGCCTGTTCTTTGCAGGCGAGAATAAGTCAGAGCTTAAGCGTGCATTGCTGTTGCAGCTCAAGAATCATGGAATATTGAGGGACTGGGATGGCGAGATTAGGTACGATACGTTCGGCACTCGCTGTTCCGGAGATATGAACACTGCCGTTGGCAATTGCTTAGCCATGGTGTGTATCATTATTTCCTTCTTCCTAGATATGGGTTTTACGGAGTCTGACTATTCCCTTATCAACAATGGTGATGATTGCGTTGTCGTCGTCGAGAAACGTAATGTAGATGTGGTTGTCGCACAACTGCCGCGATATTACCGCAAACTAGGTTTCTTGATTGAAATGGAACCACCTGTTGATATTTTTGAACGGATTGAATTCTGCCAGACGCACCCAGTCTGGAATGGTAAGAATTACATCATGGTGCGTAACTTCCCTGATGTATTGTCGAAAGACTCAATCTGCCTGCTCCCTGAAGCGCAAATGCGCTCCGTTGAGGACAAGCGTGCTTATTGGGACGCCCTGGGCGAATGTGGACTGGCACTATGTAGTGGTATACCAGTGATGCAATCTTTCTACGAGATGTATCGTCGCCAGGGCATGGCACGCGAAGGGCCAAACGTGTTTGAGGGATCCGGGATGTGGTATTTGTCCCAGGGTCTGCAGAGCGATGTACGTGAGATCACCGCTCGTTCACGCACATCCTTCGGTTTAGCATTCGACACTAGTCCATATGTGCAGTGCAGCCTGGAGGAGTATTACGATAAGTGCGAATTCTCAGCAATCACAATCGACGATGATCCTATCGGCGACTCTCGTGTGATTGTCTGATGGGGTCACTACTAACAATCGCGCCAAAACGGTGGAGTTCATCCTTAATAATTCCGTGCTAAGTAAAATGCCGAGAGACTACACGGCGCGGCCTATAAATGGTAAGTAGTGATGTATAGTCCCTGCAACAATCAGGTATCCCATACTATTGTTAAGATGCAAGAGATATTAGCAGGTGCTAATGTAGAGTTTGGCCGTACGATGGACGGCCGTGATTGGTGTATCAAAGCACTCCACCCAGCGGATCAACTCCTGGAGGTGCATGGTATACCAGATGAGGATGGTATCGCTACAACGATGTTGCAGTATCAGGCCACTATGACGATTGGTGCAAGTGAAGGGGCTACTAACACTTGGGATCTCATTTACCAAATGACACCAAATCCACTACAGTTTGGCTATGCTGCAATCTATGATTCAGTTAGCACGCACTCTGTCAACCCTGTGGTGGTTGGCTTCCACAATCCGCAGTTGTGGGATGAGGAGGCGGCGTCTGCTGATCAGGGTGGCAAGTCTGTGGCAGTTCTTTGCCGCGACTTTGAAGCGTGGCGTTTGGCTTACATGTCGGTCACCGCTGTGCACGAGGGCCCAACACTTGCTGATCAAGGCAGTGTGGTCGCGTGCCAGAAACCGGTGCGATTTACCAACGTCCCTGCCGTGGGCTTGGACCCTAATGGGTCAGCCTACGGCTATAATGAATACATTGCCACCACCAATGTATCACTTTGGCACGCATCTGATGTGCCCAATTATTCAGCAACGGCGATAATGCCGAATGCGTACATTGGGCGTGCCCGTGATGGTGTGTACATGCCCCTTAAGCTGGATCCCACGGCTTATGACTGGCATGGGGAGCATGATATGACTGGCCATGGCGCGTTGTTTATCCAATACGACCCGCAGAGCAGTGAGTCTACTCTCAGATTAGGTACGGCCATCCAAAGTGATCTGAACAACGATACCTATGCGCTAGGGTTGGCGCCATATCCTGAATTCCTTGCAACCCATAGACACTATGTCACAACGACCAAGACAGGCCAAGATGTGCAGGGCCAGTGTAGACTGGTCCCACGTAAGGGCCTGTCTGGTTTGCGTTACAATGTGGTGTCTGAGCCGGCGCCCCCGGGCACAACTACGACCTACGAGCAGCATAACTGTCCTATCCCTGCACCCATGAATGGGCAGTGGGGTGACATCTGCTTCAAGGGTTTGAGTGTAAGTGCTCGTATAGTGTTTACTGTGCGACTTGGATTGGAAGTCCAAATAAGACCTGGGTCTCAGATGGCGCCGTTCTTGCGCCCTTCTCCTGAGTATGACCCTGTTGCACTAGCCACTTATGCGCTGATCAGCCGCCGCATGAAGGACGCGTATCCCGCCGATTATAACGATGCCGACAAGATCTGGCGCGTTATTTCCACAGCCTTGAAAGCTGTCGGACCTGCACTAACTCTTATTCCTGAGGTTGGTCCGTTCCTGGCCATGG